TTTCCACCGTTATCGCACTCTAATGCAGTTAAAATTTCTGGTAGTTCTCCCTCAAATTTTACGTCTACTACCGCCCCAATGATCTGTGTTATTTGTCCTTTTCTCATAATTATAAACTTTCTGCTCCTGAAATTATTTCTATTAACTCTTTAGTAATTGCTGCCTGACGACTTCTATTATACTCAATAGTAAGTTTGTCAACCATTTCACCTGCGTTTCTGGTTGCGTTATCCATTGCACTCATCCTCGAACCTTGTTCGCTAGCTGAATTCTCTAACATCGCTTTAAAAATCTGAGTTGAAATATTTTTAGGCAATAAATTACTTAATATTTCATCCTCTTCTGGCTCAAATTCATAATTATCATCAGATGAATTTGTTTCCTCATCATTTGTTTTTAAAGGAATAATTTGTTGCTCCTGTGGGATTTGGGTTATTACATTTTTAAATTGGTTATAAAATATTACACATACATCAAATTCTTTATTTTCAAATTTTTCGATTACTGTCTTGCCTACTTTATCCGCATCAAAATAATTTACATTTTTTGACTCTTTAAAAGAAATATTTTCAATAATTTTGTCACCATACATTCTCTTTAACTGATCATTTCCTTTTGATCCTGAGATTCCATTGCCATATAAAGCAATTTCTCTTCACGAACTAGGAATGGACGGTATGTTACCTTTTGACCGAACGGTAAGGTACATTCATACTCAGGGACCACGAGGGTCGGTAATGGCATTGGCATAGTTTTAAATTCAACTCAGTATATAGTTATTTAGCACCCTAACGACGGATTACTTGCTGATCTATGTAATTATTTGATTTCCAATCTCCTTGTGATCCTATCTTTGCTTCCATACGTAGTCTTTCAACTCTGAACTGAACATCTAACTTCATCAGTCTTGTTTGTTTATTGTCAAATGACATCACACTTACGTTAGTAGGGAAACAATTAAATGCAGTCCAACTTGCTGTAACTTTATTTAATCTTGTCTGTCCTATTATTCTTCCTGTAAATGAATCTGTTGCTCTCAGTATATCATTAGATCCACTTTCATACTTATCTATGTGTATATCTGCTACATAATCATCATAAAACATTGATCTGTTCTCAGAGTCTCTACTTATAATTTGAATCCAACGATCAAAAACATACCTTGGCCATTGATTTACTGGAACTATGAACTGTATGTTCATCTCTTGTGGTTGTTGGAACGTAGCATACTTTCTTTCAATACCAAAGTTAGTCACACCTCCAGTCATCAATGCTCTTGATGGAATCTTTACTTCGTCTGCAAGATAGTCTACAGCATCATTCCACTCGTTTAATTCTACTTGTCCACTTGGTCCTAAAGTATTAGCAGTATTCGCCAACACAAAACGAGGTGGTTGTATTACAACCTCGAATAGATTACTCTTCGACGGTCCGTAATTACCTTTTGCTAGAAAATCTTGAAAACCTTTAAAATTTCTCATCTTTTTAGTGCTAATTGCGTTGGCATAGGTCTATCTCTTCCATTAATAGTTACATAAAATTGTTCTAAGGGCATCAAACCTATATCTGCCCAATCAGATTCTGGTATGTCTAATAAAGCACCACGCACTCTATTCCTCAAGTATTTATGCACGGTAAGAGCAAAAACGTCACTTGATATAGAATTACCTGCTAGTAATGCTTCACCCATCGCTACACGTTCCTGTGGCATCACATAATGTAGGTTAGCACCCCAGAAATGTTCAGCATCTTCATTCATAATGTAAACCAATGGAAACGCATCCCAATGAAACATTTTCTCTTTAAACTTTGGGTTTGGATAGTCAAAGAACACCATCCTACCTACCTGTGGTGCAACATAGGTATTGAGAGCAGTTCTTAACTTGTTTCTCCACCACTGTTTAGTTCTACCACCAGTTTGTTTTGCTTTTATGTCGGTGAAGGTGCTCATACTTGTAACTCTTTCTCGGTTAGTATCATAAATACCATTTGACGATCCTTACAATATTCTCTTGCTGCTTTCCACTTTGCATCATTAACAGCATATGTTCTTACCTCATTCAAATATTTCTTTGTACGTCGCTGTTGTTTTTTAGGTGTCTGTGTCTGCTTAAGAGGTTTGACCTCAATAATAAGTCTCGCCTTCCCCCCAGTTTTAGTCCTTGCTCTGACATAAAAATCTGGGAAGTAACGATGAACCCTCCCATCAACAGGACTAATATACGGGATAATAATTTCTTCACTGCCCCACTCCTCCACGTTTATATTGCGGTCGCACCATACCATAAACTTTCTTTCCCATAAACTTCTATAAATAATGTTAGTAGGATCGCCTTTATATTTTCCAGGGTAACTTGGTTTGAATTTTCCTGAGTAACTTTTAGTCATAATCAAATGTCATTAGTATATCCGAGATCAGTTCCTGGGAGTTCTCTTTTGCAAAACAAGAGAGATAGTTTCGAGACCAGTTTCGTAGACTATTTAGTAATAAAACACCACTCGTCAACAGATGGTAATCCATATTCTTACATTGGTAACAGTGGTAACTATGGTGGTAACAGTGTGCTTGGTGGTGGTGCAGAAGCAGAAGGTAGTTTAAAAAATACTATTTACTTGTATCTACCACCAAGATTACAAGAACAATACTCTACAAACTATCAAAGAACAACTGTTGGTGCAGCAGGTGTTCAAGCATTAGATGCAGCAGGAACAGCAGCAGCAGGGGGAGACGTAGATGTAGTAAGTGCTATTCAAACTACTGCAAAAGCAGCAAAACCTCAGTTTGTTATGGATAAAATTGCTGCTGCTTTAGGTACAATTAATACTGCACTAGGAGCAAGTGGTTCTAACTTAGATGCTAATAGTATTGGTGCTTTAGTTAAGAAGAAAGTATTTAACCCATACCAAGAAACAACATTCCGTGGTACAAACTATCGCTCACATAATTTTACTTTTCAATGCCAACCACGTAACAAACAAGAATCTGATGAGTTATATAAGATAATAAACGTTCTTCGTAAAGGAATGCTACCAGAAATGCAAGATGCAGATAAAGCAGACCAAACTGGAGTCACAGTAGACGGTCAACCTAGTGATACTACCCTTACAGAAGAAGCATTTAGTGGAGCAGCAGCAGGTCGTTGGTTAGGAATACCTGATTACTTTAGACTTGACATCATTCGTATAGCAGGAACACCAAGTGAAGATGGTAGTTTAGAACTAAGTGGTGGTTCTCCAAAAGGATTGAAAAGAATTATGCAGTTCCCTACTAAAGTGGTACTAAAAAATATGAACATAAATTTATCTCCTGATGGTCCATATAATTCATTGAAAGATGCTTTCGATACTAATATGGATTATGGTCCTGCATCATTCACAATGTCTCTTGGATTTGATGAGACTGCATTCCTTACTAGAAATTCACTTACAGATTAATGGCATACTTTAAATATCTACCTAAAGTTTTTGTTAGAAATAAAACCAGAGTCAATGGTTCACAACCATATGAACTGTCTGTAAATATTTTTAGACGTATCAAAATCAGAGATGATTTACAAGGTTCGTTGCTTGGATTTACTCAGTATGAAATACAAGATGGAACAAGACCAGATCAAGTTGCTTATGAGATATATAAAGATGCAGGTCTTGACTGGGTAATTCTTTTAATTAATAATATTATTAATGTAAATGAAGATTGGCCAATGAATCGTGAAGATTTATACCACTATGTCAAAGACAAATATGGTTCTATCGAAGGAGTAAAACACTATGAAACAAAGGAGTATAAGAGTCCTAGTCTTGATCTTGTCTTACTTCCTGGTGGGATTACTGTTTCGGAGTCTTACCAATACACGAAACCCGATGGCACCATCCTTCCGAAATCCGAATCTAGATCTTCAGTATCCTACTACTCCTATGAAGCAGCGATAAACGATACTAAGAGAAATATATATCTTTTGCGTCCACAATATCTAAATGACTTTATTGCAGAGTTCAAGAAGTTAGCGAAGTATCTTCCTAATATTGAACTAGATTCTGCTAACAATAAGAAAACACAAGGATCTCTTGCTGAAGAATTTATTGGTCTACCAAAATACAATCGTCCAAGACAGAGCACTGCGTCAACAGGTTCTGCATCTGGTGGTGGTTCCTCTACTGCATTAATATCTTCTGGTGGTTCATCAGCAGCATCGTCAACAACTACATCAACTGCATCTACAGGTGTAACATTAAGTACAACAGATACAAATGCCTCTTCCGCTACGACTTATAATAATACATCATCTACTGATACAAGTTCCTCGTCAAGTAGTTCATCGAGTTCTTCGTCCTCCAGTTCCTCTGGGTCAAGTAGTTCTAGTTCTTCTAGTGGTTCTTCTAGTTCTAGCGGGTCTTCGGGATCAAGTGGTGGTGGATACGGAGGAGGGTACTAATCCAAACAGTAGTCCAACGCTTTTTTAGCAGTATCTTTTAATCTCGGTCTCTTCCACGAAGCATAAGGAATAGTCACTAAAAATCCCAGAAGATCCGCATCAGGGTCCTCTGGGATTCCTATTGGTTCAACAAAAAATATACCTGCTCTCGCTACAGTTTTCCACTTACCTACATCGACAAATCCCAACCCTCTCAACGCACATTCTAGTTTGAGAGAGTAGCATCCGTCGATTAATTTCATTTAGAAACACCAGTTATCGTCTTTGTAAATGTAACAGGGAACTCCGTGTTCGTTGTGCTCATTTGGTGAGAAGTATGGTCCTCTTCGCCAACCATAGTGATGGTGGTGATGATAATCTCCGTACTCTGGTCTAGGAGCAGGACGATACCAACAGTTCCAACTTTCAAATGTCTTATCAAAAGCACAATGAGAAGGTTCGACTTCAAATTCTCCACTTTTTAATCTAGTGTGTGCTGATGCAACTTGAGGTGTAGCGATTGCTGCTACAAGCATTAAAGGAAAGAGTTTCATAATGTAACTTCATTACCGTGTTCTGTACCTATTCTACCACGAATGAACACATCATATGCAATACATAGTCGCCAGTTTGTAGACTGGTTGCGTTCTGCTCTGTGTACTAACTGTGATGGAAACATCAACAGAGTTCCAGGTTCGGGTAGTATAGAAAATTGTTTGGCAGTTGCAGGAACAAATCCTACTGTGTCTGGTTCCAATGTAGGAACAAAACAGTTCTGATAATGTGCTCCCTTGTTAAAGAACAACCTTCCACTGTCAGGGTTACACATTATATAGTAAACACCACTCATTACAGCATTGGTATGTGAATGCCAATCACAACTGTCTCCAGTTTTATGTGATGCTGCCCAAGATCTTACTATCTCTAGTTCATTTGTAGTCTTGATGAGTAATGTATTGTAGCACCAGTCTTCTACCTGCTTCTGTATAAGATTATAAACAGAAGGTAG